GAAAGAAGCTAAGAACGGCAAAAACTACGCAAACGTAGCTACCGACTTCTTAAAAGAGCCAGATGACAAAGGAAACACTCACACAGTATGGAACAACCAAAGCCCAGAGGAAAGAGCAGAAAAGGCTAAGAAAAACTATTGTGGCAGAGGTAAGCAAATTGGATTTAACCCTCCAACTGCTAAAAAGGAATTTGCCGTAAACCAACAAGAAAGCGAAGACGATTTACCATTCTAAAACAACCCCCCGTTGGGCGATAACGTAAAGCGCAAATTTAAAACCTACAACTATGAGCCAAACAACACAAATCGCAAACTACCTAAATAAAGGTAAAAAGTTAACCCCAATTGATGCTTTAAACAAGTTCGGATGCTTTAGATTAGCAGCACGAATAGCTGATCTTAGAAATGATGGTATGAACATAAAAACAACCATTATTAAGCTAAAAAATAAGAAGCAAGTTGCACAGTATTCGATTAATTAGGTTATCTTCGTACAAAGGATGTAGGATATCCTAACTCAAACTTATTGGCTCAAAGCTGAAACCCTAATCCTACTGGGGTGGATGCCGAGAGCCTTTTTTATTTTATGGCTAAAGACCCAGCAGTGTTATTTTACACAAGCGATTTTCTTAGTGGCACTTTTACAATGGATAATGAACAGGTCGGCAAATACATTCGACTTTTGTGCTTACAACATCAAAAAGGCAAATTAAGTGAAAAGGATATGTTAAGCATATGTAAAGCATATGATAGTGAGATTTGGGATAAATTTAAAGTTGAAGATGGTTTATACTACAATGATAGAATGTATAATGAAACCATTAGAAGGCAAAAATTTAGTGAAAGTAGAAGAAATAATGCTAAATCACTAAAAAAAGAAAGCACTAGCGAAGCATATGCTCAGCATATGGAAACTGAAACTGAAAATAGAACTATAACTATAAATGAAAATATAAATATAGATTTTGAATGGTTTTGGAATGAATATGATAAAAAGATAGGAGATAAGCAAAAGCTAAAAAAGAAATGGAATAAATTAACCGATGAAGAAAGACAAAATGCAATGAATTATCTTGATCTTTACAAGCAATCAGTACCAGACAAACAATTTCGTAAAAATCCAGAAACCTTTTTAAACAACAAATCTTGGAACGATGAAATTATTAACCGAAGTATTACCCCAATCCATAAACTCTCTTACGCAGAGCGAGAAGCTATTGCACTTAGAAATCTATAACAAACTTGAGCCTGATGAGTTAAAAGTTTATTCAGCATTAGAAACAATGAGCGTAGGTAGATGCTCACCGATTGAGGTAAAAGAACATCTAAAGACCTGTATTGCTTTAAGCGGATGCCAAACCCCTACAATAGAGTTGTTTCATTTTTTATGCGAATTTGTTATTAAGAACTATGGTAACTACAAATTAAAAGAATTTGGAGTTGCTTTTGAACTTTACGCAATGGGTAAACTTTCGGTTGACAAAGCGATTATGTTTACTCCAAAATTCTTTGGGGATGTAATGGCAGCTTATAAGCCGATAGCTTTACAAGTAAGACAAAAGACCTATGTAGAACCACCAGCAATTGAGATACCAAAAATCAATGATGATGAAATAATTGAGGCATTGTACCAAAATTGGGAGAAGTCAACTAAAAAAGATTGGAAATTGCTAAACATTATGGCTTTTGACATTCTCTGGAAGCGTAAAGATTTAAACACAACTAATTTGTCAAAGGAGGTAGCTGAAAAGATAAAGGCTAAAGTTATTGCTTATTACAAGGTCAATGCCAAAACAGATCAAGAAATTGAAAGATTAACGGATGAATTATTTATAAAAAACGAGTGCAAAAGATATTCTTTGTACTTACACTTACAAAACCAGCTATAATGATTAAAATAATTATAACAATAATAGCTTGGGAATTATTAAAAACTTTATACTATAAACTTATAAACCGATGACAGGATTAGACAACAACATTGAAGTAAGATTGATTTACTTAGATACAAAAGAGGAGATTTGCTTTAGGTCAATAGCAAAGGCAACAAGGTTCTTACATACTGATTACAAAACGATTATGACCTATATGAACCCAATTAACAAGAAACGATACAAGCATAACAACCGACTTTGTGTTGTTAGATTGAAAAAGTAACCCTAATTTTGCTATATGCCATTGATACCTTTACCCAAGTTGTTAGAAAAGACCCAAAAGGTAGTTAATGCGTACATAAGGAAACGAGATGAAGGTTTACCTTGTATTAGTTGCGGAAGCTACAATGGTAATCAAGCTGGACACTACTTTACTGTTAAAGGTTATTCAGCTTTAAGGTTCAACGAATGGAATATCCATTTGCAATGTGCTGGATGCAATATGTATAAGCACGGCAACCAAGCAATGTACCGAATTGGACTTGTAGAAAGGATTGGAGAAAAAGCGGTTAAAGAGTTAGAGTTTGAGGCGGTTAATAATAGGCTTAAAAAATGGCAAAGAGCAGAATTAATAGAACTAATTGAAAGATATAAGTAGCATATACGCAACGTGCAAAGAGGAAATAATAGCTGGATATTCTTGCTATTCTTTTGTGATAGATGGCACTACGCATTATATTTTTGGAGAAACTAAGGAGGAGGCATTTGATTATATGGCAGATTTAATAAATAAATATGGCGAAAGTTAGCAACGGAAACAAAGTAACATTTGGTAAAAGAAAGACAGGAAAGTACAAAAAGACATCTGGTCCTAAAGACAAACCATTTAAACCATATAAAAATCAAGGTAGATAATGAACATCAACGAAATCAAACCAAACCCAAACAATCCAAGAAAGATTGATGCTAATGACTTTGCTAAGTTGGTAAAGTCTATTCAAGAAGACCAAAAGTTACTTGAGGCAAAGCCTTTAATAATAGATGAAAACAATATAATCTTAGGAGGCAACCAAAGGTATCGTGCTTGTTTAGAATTAGGCATCCAAGATGTGCCTGTGATTAAAATGCCTAACTTAACCGAAAGAGAAAAGCAAAAGTTACTGGTTATTGATAACACTCACTATGGAATGTGGGATATGGATATGTTAGCAAATGATAATTGGGAACTTGGAGATTTAAGCGATTGGGGTGTTAATGTTGACTTCTTAGTACCAAGTAATGATGAACCAAAAGCAATAGACAATACTAAAAAAGGAAAGGTTTGCCCTAATTGTGGCTTATCTTTGTAAAAACAATGGAAATACAATGGCTGGAATAGATAACTTAGTACACTTTGAAAAAGGGCAATCTGGTAACCCAAATGGTAGACCTAAAGGAGTTCAAAACTCAAAGACTCGTTTACTTAGATTACTTGAATTAGTACAAAAGAAACGCAACCCAATTACAGGCGAAGATGAAGATTTCACAGTTCTTGAATTGATGGATATGCAAATGATTAGTAAAGCATTAAGAGGAGACCAAAGAGCATACGAAGCAGTAGTCGATAGATTAGAAGGTAAACCTAAGCAAACAACCGACATAACCGCTGACATAAAGGGTAATGTGCAAATAACCATAGAACCAGATGCAGATTGTCAACCAATTAAAGATTAAGGCTACACCTGTATTTTATGCCAATAAAAAGGCATACGAGGAAGGTTATCCGATAATATGCAATGAAGGTGGGTCAAGATCAAGTAAAAGCTATTCAGTAGTTCAGTTGCTAATTCACATAGCTTTAAGCAAACCTAATACAAGGATTTCGTGCGTTTCTCATTCATTACCACATATCAAGCGTGGAGTTTATAGGGATTTCAAAAACATACTTGAGCAATGGAATATTTGGGATGAAAAGGATTTCCGATATACCGATTTCATTTATACCTTTAAAAACGGCTCTTACATAGAGTTATTCGGATTAGAAGACCCAGACAAAGCAAAAGGACCAGCAAGGGATATTCTATTTGTAAACGAGGCAAACCTTATTAGTAAGGCTTTGTTTGACCAGCTTTTGATTCGTACAACTGGACAATCATTCTTAGACTGGAATCCAGCCGACTTTATCTCTTGGGT